TTTCTTCGTCAGTTAAACATCGATTATAAAATCTTAAAAATCCAACATCAAGATTAGTATGTCTTGTTGGAAAATAACCAGCATCACCACCTATTGAAATATCTTTAGTTAAAGTGTCAATGTCGCCAGTCGCAGATTCAGTATCGGATTGTTTCACTCCATTCATATATGCAAAAACTTCTGCACCATCATACCCACATTGAAGAATATATGGTTCATTTTCAACATAAAATGCTGTGCTTACTGTATTATTAGCACCATCAATATTTATATTCCAATTAAAATAAAACTCACCACCTGTACCCGTAGTGCTAGCCATAATCAATCTCCAAGGCTCTTGACTATTTGTAACAACAATTGGTCTGACATGAGTTTCTTCTTTAGGAACAACCATAACTTCCATAAACATTTCGGAAGTAAAACTAAAATCACCAGAACCTGATGATATTTCTATACTATCATTACTACCATCTACGGTGATAGAACCTCTATTCAAATTACTAAAAGTAGGACCGTTAGTCAACACTGCTGTATTTGAACCTATCAAATCACTCCAATTAGTTCCACTACCAGGATAACTATTTTTATCGGCAGCATCGTAAGAGGCTACTAAACCATCAGTTACTATTGATCCTCCAAAACTATAACCCATTATTAGAACCCAAACCTTTCTTTACCTGCATTATAATTTTGTTTTACTTCTTGTAATGATAAATCCCTATCATAAAACCTAACAGATGCTATGTATCCCGCATATCTACCTGTGAAAAAATTTGGAGAAGTACCAATTATAACTTCTTGGCTATAATAATCGATATCATTCCAGCTTGTATTTGTTTCAGTACCAATTGATACACCGTCTTGATAAAATGTACTTGTTTTAGTTGAACCACCATCACCCATTGTCCAAACCAAATGTGTCCATACTTCTTTGGTGTATGATACGTCATCATGAACACCAGTAGAAGAATTCCAAGCACCGTCTTTATTTGATCCACCATATAATGTAGTAGATGAATTACTTGTTCTCCAATGTTGTGCATAATATGGAGCAGAATGTGTTATATAATCATAACTCCAAAAAATTTCATAATTACCATCAGTAGGACCTACATAACACCAAAACTCAATTGAAAAAGTTTGTTTAGCAAAATCAGAAGAACCATCATTCGTAACCTCAAACGAATCATTTGTACCGTCTAGTTCAAAATAACCACTTGAATTGAATGATGCATTACTTATAGCAGTGTCGTTGGCACCAATTAAATCATACCAAGTCGATCCTGCTTTCGGATAACTTTTTTTATAAGCAGCATCTATATAAAACACCAAACCATCAGTTTGAATATTATTATTTACTTGTCCACCCAATCCAGCCGAAATTCCTGGCATTATGTTAAATCTCCCATGAGGTCCCACTCATTATCATCTACTTTCTTTAAGGTAGCAGATGAAAATTGACCAGCAAGATTCATGTTATTATTTTTAACATTTACGGTAACTCCACTTGCACTTTCAAATAAAAAGTTTCCTGCAGAAGATGTTTGAAAAAAGTCCCATTCAGTCCCAATTGGAGCATATAAGGAGCCAGTGGAATCATTGATTATTCCTGAGCCTGTAAAATTAACATTAGCAGCTATCGAACAAGTTATGTTTCCACCAACTCTAAAGTAAAATCCACTATTATTTGTAGTACATGTAAAATCAGAATTTTGTTTTACAATAGGTCTGTAACCTCTAAGATTACCATCAACATAACCCAATACATTAATGTCTTGTTGGACATCCATTGAACCAAATAAATTAACTTGTCCTGACATATCAAGTGTATGTGTAGAAGCAGTAAGTTGTGAATTTCTAAAATTTGCACCTGTTTTACCATTTCCTAAAGTAAATTCATGTATTTTTTCACCACCACTACCTACGACATACATTTTACTGTTATCAGGTTTTATAAAAAACCCACGAGGACTTGATTCAACTGCACTTACCGAGCTCGTCTGTATCAGTCTAGCAGTGCTAATATCCCAACTTTTTGGTAAATCGTATTGAAATATTAAATCATCATCATTAGATAGAACAAACATTTGACTTCCGTCACCTGTAAATTGTAAATCTGTACATGAATCGGCACTTCTATTTACCCTTATTTCATGTTCTCGCACTAAAGAATTAATATTAAAAAGAGAGCCTGTTACCGCATATTGTTGAATGGTGTCCCTATTGAGTCCCATCATATAAAATTTTGTACCATCTGGTTTAACAAAAATTCCTGAAGGTAAAGTCTCGTCATCACCACCAGCAATTAAATTTGAATCCATTACTCTTTCATGAGTGGCAGTAGTAATATCAAAAGGAGTTGATAATCTAAATGAATTTATTCCATCATCTGCAGCACCAACAATAAACATATAAGAACCATCCATAGACAAGTTCATCGTATATGCACTACTCTCAAATGAAGATACGCTAAATTCACCTTTTTTTGTTGTATCTAAACTGCTAACATCCCAAGGAATCGATAAGTCAAATTGAAAAATCTTATTAACACTGGTATCATCCATTAATATTACTCTTCTTCCATCGGGCTTGAAGTATATGCTGTAAATATCACCAATACTTTCTGGATTTGGAGAAGATTGTTTAAATTTTGCGGTCGATAAATCAATTGGACTTGATATACTTGAATCAGTAAATTTAAAACTACTAGATACAGCAATTAATCCATGTGTAAGTTCTGGTTCTGTTTTAAATGTTGGTGATTGTCTTAAAGTTAATTTTCCATATACATCTAAATTTCCATAAACATCAGTAGGAGAAGCAATAGTAAATTTACTATCATAACCAGAACCAGTTATGTTAGTTTTAGGTAGTTGAAAAACATGAATTTCATCTTCTTGACTTCCTCCAATATAAAATTTATCTTGGTCATATGGAAGATATACAAAGAATGCATTTAGTTCACCTGTACGAGTGGCAAAATCAAAAGTTTTTGTTAACCTAGCGGTGCTAATATCCCAATTTTTTGATAAATCAAATTGATATAGTTCATCTTTGTCATTGCCAAGACCAAACATTTGACTTCCGTCACCTGTAAATGCAAGACCTTTTGGACTAGTTTCTTCATATGGCACTCCTATTTCATGTTCTTGTTTTAAAGCATGGATATCAAAATTAGAACCTGTTACCGCATACTGTACTATACAATCTCTAGTTTGTCCAACAACATAAACTTTTGTTCCATCTGGTTTCCAAACAATATCAGTAGGAAAGGTTTCATCACCAACACTATTTGCAATCAAGTTATTATCTATTGATTTTATCACAGTAAGATTGTCTCTAGGTAAAGTCCAAGGTATATCAACGGCATATTCTGATATACCATCTTTTGAGGTCCCAACCAACCAAAATCTTAATCCATCAGGATGCCACCACATTCCATATGGAGATGTTTCTCCATCACCTATAGTAGTATAACTTACATATTGTTGTGTTCTAAGATCAAATGGAGTTTTTAATGTAAATTGATAAATTCTATAATTACTAGCACCATCCATCACCATTAAAGTTTTACCATCTGGAGAAATAGCCATGCCATATAGATAAGAATTAATATTAATACCACCATCAAATCCATAACCACTTTTATAACCACCATCTTTTGAACCATACTCAAATATTAAATTTTCAACATTAATCGGATTTGATATACTAGAAGCTTTAATGCTACCAGTTTCACTAATTAATCCATGTTCAAAATTTGGTTCTGTTTTAAATGTTGGTGATTGTCTTAAAGTTAATTTTCCATATACATCTACATTACCGTACATGTCAGTAGGAGTTGAGATGTTAAGACGGTCTAGTGAAGAACTATGATTATATAGTGATTCATCAAATTCAAAAGCTTGAATTTCATCTTCATAAGATCCTCCAATATAAAATCTATTTTGGTCATATGAAAGATATGCAAAGTTTGGAGTAGTTTCACCCGAAGGAGTGGCAAAATCAAAACTTTCTTTATACCTAGCGGTGCTAATATCCCAATTTTTTGATAAATTGTACCTATATAGTTCATCTTCTTGCTGACCAAGAATAAACATTTGACTTCCGTCATATGTAAATATAATAGATTTTGGAGTAACTTCTTCATATGGCACTCCTATTTCATGTTCTTGTTTTAAAGCGTGGATATTAAAATTATTACCAGAACCTGTTACAGCATATTGCTGAATGGTATCTCTACCACTACCAATAACATAAACTTTTGTTCCATCTGGTTTCCAAAAACCATCAATGAGATTGGTATCTATTGATTTTATCACAGTAAAACCGTCTTTAGGTAAAGTCCAAGGTATATCAAGACTATATTCTGCTATACCATCAGTTACAGTTCCAACCAACCAAAATCTTAATCCATCAGGATGCCACCACATTCCATTTGGAGATGTTTCTCCTGTTGAGATAGTATTTCGCATCACATATTGTTGTGTTCTAAGATCAAATGGAGTTTTTAATTCAAATTGATAAATTCTTTGATTACTAGCACCATCCATCACCATTAAAGTTTTACCATCTGGAGAAATAGCCATGTCATATAGATAAGAATTAATATTAAGATTACCATCAAATGCATAATTATTTTGATAACCACCATCTTTTGAACCATATAAAAAATTAAGATAACTAAGTTTTAATTCTCTAGCAACACTATTCAAGTACATACTAGAACTTTGCATTGTAATTGGCGTATTTATATTTACATCGGCTATAGGGCTTAATTCTAGTGAACTAGAAATTTTTAAATAACTACTATCTTTAAAATCAAAATCACTACCCTCTACTTTTACATCACCAGTTATGGTTGTGGTGCTTACTCTACGAGAACCACTTATGGTATAAACATTAATTTCATCTTGACCAGTTCCAAAAAGATAAATTTCACTACTGTCAGGTCTTAAAAACATACCGGTAGGAACATGTTCCTCAGTAGAAGTATCGTATACTCCGACATGTCTTGCCGTACCAACATCCCATGATTGTGATAAATGATATTGATTTATTTCATCGGCTTGAGTACCAACAACAAACATTTGAGTTCCAGTTTTATCAAAATGAACATCGTAAGGATCATTTTCTTCAGCATCAACATCAAATTCTTTTATAAAATTTAAAGCATGTATATCAAACGCAGAGCCTGTTGTGTGATATTGCATTACTGTTTCTCTAGAACCACCAATAATATAAACTCTTGTTCCATCTGGTTTCCAAAAAATTCCTCTTGGAGTAGCTTCATCTCCAATATTATTTGCAATCAAGTTATTATCTATTGATTTTATCACAGTAAGATCGTCTTTAGGTAAAGTCCAAGGTATATCAACGGCATATTCTGATATTCCATCAATTGCACCTCCAACCAACCAAAATCTTAATCCATCAGGATGCCACCACATTCCATATGGAGATGTTTCTCCATCTGCCATAGTATTTCGCATCACATATTGTTGTGTTCTAACATCCCAAGGAGTTTTTAATTCAAATTGATAAATTCTTTTATTACTAGCACCATCCAGCGCCATTAAAGTTTTACCATCTGGAGAAAAGAAAATGCTATAAAGATAAGAATTAATACTAACACCACCATCAAATCCATAACTAACATCATAACCAGCATCTTTTGAACCATACTGATGAGTTATGGAGTTTATGTCAATATTATCACCACTCGGTCCTATCATATCTGCTTGTAGAGTGCCAGACACTATATGTAAAGAGCCTGACCTTATTGTGATATTATCTACAAACGAACCCGTTAAGTCACCAGCTGCTTTAACTAAAATTCCACCTTGAGTTGTACCAGCTCCAAATAAACCAGAACCACCAGTTGCTTGTCCACCAGCTGCAGCAGCTGCAACCCATTTACTTCCATCCCAAGTTAATACTTCATCACTACTTGGGCTATCTTGACCTATCTTTGTTACATTACCTGAACCATCGAATGTTATTGCAGCAGTTCCACCAGCTTCTTTTAAAGAGCCACCATCGTCAAGTATTATATCACCATTGACAGTTAAGGTACTACCATCAAATGTTAAGTTAGCCTCACCATCCAATTCTGTTGTGGTTGAACCAATGGTCACAAGTCTGTTTGCAGTTTGATTGTTTAGTGCTGTAATAGTTCCACCACCACCACCACCACCAAAACCAGCAGCTGCAGCAGATGATGATACTGCCGTATCAAAATTAACTCCACCTTTCATTATATGACCAAATGAACCAGTTGAAGTTGCCGAACCACTTATTGTGGTGGTTGTAAATTTAGCAATAGAGCCGGTTATCTCTAAGTAGTTATAATTGTCATAAGCTGTACCAGCTCCAATTCTCGTTGCGGTGCCAGAACCAAGTGTTCTGATTATGTAAGTACCATCATTACTTAATATATGTTGTCCACCATCGGTATCAGTCGTGCTAAAGGTATCATTACCGAAAACCATACCATAGACATTAGTATCGTCTACTGTGAGTTTCAACAACATGGAGTTAGATGTTCCGTCATCTTCTATTTCTAAACGAGCTACTGGTGTGCTTGTTCCAATGCCAAAATCACCACCTTTGATAAATGAATCATCACCTTCAATCAATCTTATTTGACTACCAACTTCTAATTTACCAAACGAACCCGTTGAGGTTGCTGAACCGCTTATGTTTCCAACGATATTTATATTACCAGTGCCAGTTACATCATTGGAGTTTAAATCTAAATCTCCACCAAGTTGTGGAGTTGTATCTTCAACCACATTAGAAATACCACTTCCACCACCACTTCCACCTGCAGCAAGAGAAGCAGATGTAAATGTTCCACCACCAACTTCAAGTTGACCAAATGAAGCAGTTGATGTTGATGAACCACTTATGTTTCCACTACTATCTACAATGACTTGACTACTGAATGGTCCTAATGTAACTTTATTATCACTAAATGCTTCAATGACAGGTAAACCAGCAACCGTATTTGCACTAAATAAACTACCAGTCATCTGGTCTGTAACACTAAACAATCTACCATTGTTTCCATCTACAGCAACAACTAAAGATTGTGATAATATATGAGTATCGGTAAAACTAGTATCTGTAATGTGTAATGAAGCACTCGTAGGTGCTGTTGTGCCACTTATAATTAATGAACCTGATAAACTAATACCACCATTACCTACAATGTTTTTAGAATTTAAATCTAGATTACCACCAAGTTGTGGAGTCGTGTCTTCAACCACATTTGAGATGCCACTTCCACCGCCACCACCAGTTCCAAATCCACTAGCAGCCGCAGATGATGACACTGCAGTATCAAAATTATCTCCACTAACTATAAGATGACCAAAAGAACCTGTCGTATTAGCAGATCCACTTATTTGACCACTTGCCGTAATATGTGATGATGCAATAATAGGCATTACTCAATTTCCTCTAGTTTAAATTTATACTTTTTACCATTCTTTCTATTTAATAAGTATAAGTCATCTTCACCTTCCTGAATTGTCCATGAACCCGTTGTTCCATCTACTTCGTTTCCTTCTGTGCCTTCATTGGATAGTTCTATATCACCAATGTGAGCATTTGCCCATCTATGAGTTGATGAACCTAAATCATGAGTGTTATCAATACTAGGAATGAAATTATTACTATATACTCCAAACGAACCACTTGATTGAGCAGAACCACTTATTAGTGCATTCCCACCAAATACAACATGAGTTTGGTCTGAATTACCAATTACAGTTTGATTATCACCAGTAGATGTAACATTGTGTCCAATAGCAATTTGATTTTGAGCATCAGCTATACTTACATCGGCGCCTGAACCTAGTGTTACATTCTTATCTCCAGTAGTATTTGTGTCACCTGATGCATATCCGAAAAAGGCATTCTCCTCACCGCTAGTGGTGGCTTTGCCTGCTTGATGACCAACAGCGGTACTGTTAATGGTGCTACCATTACCTTGTAAAGTTTGCATACCAACAGCAACACTTCTTTGATTACCAGCTCCTTGACTCAGAGCTGCATATCCAACAGCAACACAATTATTTGGAGTTGCATTAGCTGCTGCAGCACCAGCTCCTATGTATACATTATTTTCACCAGTTATGGCTGAAATACCTTGTCCAATTACTACATTGTCAGCTCCAGTAGTTATGTTTTCTCCAGTTGTCTTGTCACCTATGATTACATTCATAGAGCCATCTGTTGAGTTAAGAATTTCTATATCACCATTTGAATTATTTAATTTCAATGTACCAAACGAACCAGTTGAGGATAATGAACTACTTATATTTCCAGTAGCAGTTAAGGAACTCACATTAGTTAAATTATTACCATCTAAGTTAATATCTTGAGTTGCTGTATGATTTCCTAAATTATCACCACCAGCAACAGCAGCTGCCAAAGAAGAAGATACATTAGGAAAGCCTGGTATGCTTAAAATACCACCAATATTAGAAGCACCAACAGTTTCTAATCTACCAAACGAACCAGTTGATGTTGCTGAACCACTTACATTACCTACATAATCTGTGAATTGAGCACTTGTTCCAACAAGACTACCAGTCATTTGTATTTCACCACTACCACTAAAGAATGTTGCTGGTGAATGAAATTTTACTTTTTGCCCATCACCTCGTAGTAAACTTGTACCTGTATTACCGACTGCAAAATGAAATGTATCCAATAAAGCATTACCTGTATGACCACCTCTAACATAAATTCCTCTATTTCCATTTTTTGTACCCTCTGCGTATATCAGATAATCAGTATTACTAGCTGAAATATGAAGATTATATTGTGGTATACGCTGCCCATCAAATGCACCAATTCCAACTTCATGCAAGCTTTCACCACCAACAACCAACGCAGTAACATCGTTGCTTTGGTCTGATGGTTGAAAACCCAATCCTACTTGTGTACTACCATATCTTTTTAAATTTATTTTTGCAGTATTAGCATACCCACTATTCCAACCAGCAGCAATAATATTATCAGTATTATATGTTCCTAAAGAACCACTATAGTATATTATGGTTGTGTCGGATAATACTATATCATTTCCATTGGTATCTAAGTTACCACCAAGTTGTGGAGTTGTATCTTCAACCACATTAGAAATACCACTTCCACCACCACCAGTTCCAAATCCACTTGCAGCTGCTGATTCTGATACGGCAGTTGTAAAGTTGTTTCCACCAACCATAACATGTCCAAACGAACCAGTTGAAGTAGCTGAACCACTCCATTGATTATCTGTGGTAAATGTAAATGTGTTACTATTTGTTACGAGTCTTAACTTTGTAGCCTCTCTATTGTTAATAACTGCACCTGTACTACCATACATTAAATCCATACCATCACTAGCACCAACACCAGAGGCGGCATTTACAAGTTTAATTATCGATGTGCTTCCATCATATACAGTAAGACCACCACCATGATTAGCTATGTCTGTCGAAAGTCCATTTCCAGCATCACTAGCATCGATTCCCACATTACCATTTGTGGAGATAACCATATGGGTAGCATTACTGGTGTGACCAGGACCATTACCAGTCTTAAATTGTATAGCTCCTTTGCTCCCTAAATTAACACCTTCAATTACTAAATCATCACTACTATCGTAAATTCTATGACTACCAGATGTAGAATTTATAGTAGCATGAGATTGTGAAATTGTGCTGGCAATAAAAAGACCTTCTGGTTTAGTAAGAGTGTGGTGTGAATCTACTCTAGCAAACGAACCAGTTGAGGTTGCTGAACCACTTATTTTATTTGAAGCTACTTCTAATTGCAATGCTCCACCAGCACTAAAACCAATGACATTATCAGCTGAACGATACATACCTGTATCTTGGTCACCTCTAAATACATAGTTTGGTGCCGCTGCACTACCAGCTCCTGTAGTAATGAAAAAACCACCAGTTGTATTAAAAAATAAATGTTGAACACCAATATCTAATTGTGAAGATGTATTTGCTCTAAATACTGTATTACCACCTCTTTTAAAATATACATCATCGTCAGCAGTTTCGTAGAAACCTGTGTCACCATCTCCAAATAAAATACCATTTGCTTGACTACCTACAGTTGGAATGTGTAATCCACCATGAGCTTCAACTCTAGCAAAAGAACCAGTTGAAGTTGATGAACCGCTTATGTTTCCGCCAAAATTTCCTAAGTCATTTTTAAGAATATTACCTTGATTACCCATACCACTATGAGAGGTACACTTATAAAATAAACGATTTGCAGTAGCTTTCGTTACCTTAATTTCTGTGTAAGCTCCGGTGACACCAGGTGTTCCAACTGTAGTGACACCAGTGGTATAAGTAGAACCATCCTCTGTTAAACTAAATGCAAAAGGATGACTATCATTTGTACTATCTGATTGGTCAAATCTATATGTCTTTCCTTCACTTACTACTAAATTAGGAGTTGTAGCTCCTTCAAAAGCATAATGGTTTCCACCATCGTCCACCACAGTTACTTCTATTATTTCAGTAATGTTACCGATTATTCTACCTGGAGTTGTAGTAGTGACTTGTCCAAATGAACCAGTTGAAGTTGCTGAACCACTTATGTTTGCGTCTGAATATATTGTTCCTTCAGCTTTTATTCCATGATTGATTAATGTGGCAGTTTCTAAAGCATAACTATCTCCAAGACCTATACCACCACTTGCACCAAACATTACTCTTTTATCTCCACCCGCTGAGCCAAGCTTAAACATAAGCATTCTATTACCAGACACAGAAATCACACCTTCTCGGTAAGTTCCGCTGTGACCATCAGCTCCAATTTTAACCGCCATACTATCGGTATCAAATTGAGCAAAGGCATCACCATTTGTAGTTGTTGTTTTAACCTTTAGTATAGCACCACTTGTTGAACTACTTACTATTAAATCACCTTGTACTTTATCAGCTACAACTAATGAACCAAACGAACCAGTTGAAGATGCTGAACCACTTACACTTCCCTTTTGGTCTATTGTAGTTACAGCAGTATTTCCATCTAAAAATTCAGCTATATTTCCAGTTCCAAATTGATAAATACCAAGAGCATTAGCAGATGTTTCACCTCTAACTTTTAGTGTATCGACACTAGCTTCGGTAGAGGAAGGATTCTGATTGATTCTAAAAGAATGTTTAGCACTACCATCAGTCTGGTCTCTTACATGGAGTATAGCATAAGCTGAATCATCTACATCACTAACTACTCCAAAACCACCAAAAATTGGAGCTAACACTCTACCAAACGAACCAGTTGAAGATGCTGAACCACTTAGAGATGTAGTATTTATTTCAAATATATTACCACCAGCAGATAAGTCTACTTGATTTCCTTGAAATCTAACGTAAGTGTCTGAGTCTCCTTCGTGGAGTAGATATTCTCTAAAATTTACTTCACTCACTACAAAAGTCGGAACACCATCAGTTCGTTGAATTTGTATTGTTTCTATATCATCACTAAGTGTTCTGTTGTTATTTGTATGTGTACCGATTTTAAGAAGATTATTAGTACCATCATACTTTATAAAACCACCTCTGAAATTACCATCTTCTGTCAATCTAACAGCACTATCCCCACCAAGCCCAAGTGGTTCATTAAGGTGAAGTAAAGGTGAACGAGATGTTATAGTTGCTGAACCTGTAATATTTACCGAACCAGTAAATACATGAGTGTCATCTAAAGTGTCGCCGAATATCGTTGAACCACTGCTGAATGATTGAGTCATAAAAGTCACAGATGAAGATACTATATATCTTTCAGCAGTTATATCTCCAGCAACTCTTAAACCAGAAAATACCGGACTTGATGTTGTATTTAACTCTTGGTCTAAGTCTGTGATATTATCGGCTACAGTTTTATTTAACTCAGTTCCGCCAATCGCTAAGGTGTCAGCACTAACTTCAATTCTACCAAATGAACCAGTTGAAGTTATTGAACCACTTATTTTTCCATCAAATTCAAACCCTTTGTTAAACGAACCACTAATGTAAGAAGCAATTTGTGCACTTCCACTAATTAATGTATTACTCAACTCTGATTCAGCAGTTGTTAATCTTGAAGCAAGACTTGAACTCGTTGATGTAAACGAACCACTAATTGATGTTGCTAATTGAGCACTACCACTTACAATATCAGTTGGAACATTTGTTAAGCTTGTATATGAAGTTACACCTGAATTTAAAGCGTGACTTGCTGTTATAGCATTACTTGCACTTGCAACTATTGTAGTACCATCTACGATATTTGAAACTCTACTTGCTAAACTACTACTTGTTGGTGTAAAAGAACCACTAATACCAGCAGATGTAAAAGATGCTGGTAAATTAGTTAGTTGACTACCATCACCTAATATTAAACCAAATGAACCAGTTGAGGTTGCAGAACTACTTATGTGACCACTAGCAGTTATGTTAGTTATATGAGTTATAGAATTTGTTGTTTTATTATATTGAAACCCAGCATCACCACCCGTAGTGCCACCATCATTAAACTGAACATGATTATCTGAACCACCAGGTGTAGCAGTTGCGGTCAAATTTGTCAGACCACGACCATCTCCCATTAAAAAACCAAATGAAGCAGTAGATTGTGCAGAACCACTAAAAAGTGTAAATTCGTTACCAGTTATACTACCACTAAAAGTAGTAAAAGAAGCAGTTTCAGCTATTACTGAATTCCATCTTTTTTCGTCAGTTCCTAGTTGACCTTCGTTATTACCTCTTGGGACTATATTTTTAGTAGCCATACTAATCCTCTAAGTAACTTACAGTTGAACCAGAAGTAAACAACATTACATTTCTTGGCATAACATCACCATTAGAATCAACTTCCCATCTTCTATCTACAACAAACTTTGTCGTGGTATCTACTAACACATAGTCATCACCATCTATTTCAAAAGCCTCTGATAAATTTTTATTGAAGGTTAAGGCATCCATACCAACACCAGTTAAACCACTACCATCACCAGCAAAAGAATTTGCTGTAACTGTTCCATCAACACTAAGTGATGATAAACTGGCTTCTGAGCCAGAAACTATTACTTTTTTCCAACTTGGCATTTCAACTCCTATCGCGGTTGGTTACTCATCGTTGAGCCCACTTCTTCTATTTCAGAAGCCAACAATAAAAATTATTTATTTAAACTTTTATAGTATTCTTGAAGTTTTACAATCAAGTTATAAGTAAACTCAATTTCAACTCCCTTAAACTCTATTTGAGCTAATTTAGCTAAAATAAATTTAACTTCATCAGAACTCAAATTAAAATTTTTTTCACCAACCACATTCGGTTGATTGTTTTCCTTCGGAATACTTTGTTCCGAAACAGCTTGACTTAAAGACTTAGCTGGCATTTATAACCTCTCATTTTAATTTTTAACTTCCTGTATAGATGTATATTTCACCATCACTTGTAATATACATTTCTCCCACACCATATTGAACATCACCATCATCAGGTTCTGATGCGTCTCCACCAACCGTAACAGTTCCCACAAAAGCACCTGGCGTTACTGCAGTATCATCTGCTTTCACATTTTTTGCAACAGACCATCTACCACCGTTGGGATTAGTATTTTCAGCAGTAGTTATGTCGTGATATAAAGCACTACCCGTATCTCCATTACTTCCACTTTGAACAAGAATACCAGCGTCAACATTGGCATTTTTTGAACCAGAAGCAAAGAATCCAAATTGGTCAGCAATAACTAATGTATCAGCAGCACTTTGTGAACCTTGTAAAGTTAAATTTCCACCAATAGTAACATTACCACCAAATACATCAGGTCCAGATGTCGTTGTTATTCTACCAAATGTTACATTATCACTCTGACCTACACCTTGTGTTGTTCCAGTTCCTTCAAGAGTCGTAATCCTTGATGTAACACTAGAAGATAAATTTGTAGATGAACCACTTATCTGTGATGCAATTTGAGCAGAAGAACTTATTAGTGTATTACCTAATTCAGATTCAGCAGTTGTTAATCTACCAGCAAGAGATGAACTTAATGATGTAAGTGAACCACTTATAGAAGTAGATAATTGTGCAGAACCACTAACTAGACCGGTTGGTAACTGATTAGAACTTGATATTATACCAGATGGAACATCTGTTAAATCATCGTAACTTGAAACACCACTACCACCACCAGTTCCAAATCCAGCTGCCGCAGCTGATGAAGAAACTGCCGTTGAAAAAGATTCCCCATTTAATGCAAAAGCACCAGAAATTGTTAGTGAGCCGGTAAACTGATGTGTATCTTGACTATCATCACCAAAAATAGTTGAACCACTACTGAACGATTGTGTCATGTAAGTTACAGAAGAACTTACAATATAATTTTTTGCTATAACATCACCAGTAGCTTCTATATTTCCTGTTACAGAAACATCACTTGTAGAAGTTATACCAGCAAAAGTTGGACTTGCATCAGTTTTGACTGATTGATTTAAACGACTTTCGTTAGTAGTTATTCTACTAGCTAAACTTGATGATGTAGTGGTTACTCTACCAGCTAAACTAGATGATGTTTCAGTAAAAGCACCACTTATTGCTGTTGCAATTTGCCCACTACCACTAATTAGAGTATTGCCTAACTCTGATTCAGCAATCGTCAACCTACTAGATAAAGAAGAACTAACAGAGGTGAAAGAACCACTAATTGATGTTGCTAATTGAGCACTACCACTAATTAATGTTGGTTTTCCACTTACATTTGCATATGTTACACTAGCAGCAGTTACATTTGTAATACCACTACCGTCACCTTTAAATCCTCCTGAGGCAGTTATTTCATTCAGTACAGCATTACTTCCGCTTACTATAATCTTTTTCCAACTAGGCATTTTATTCCCCTATTCCAAGATAAAATTCATTTTCATCTGTATTATAATAAAATCCACCTTCAACAAAATCTGGTTCCTCTGTAAATCCACCGAAATTAACTACACCTTTGTCATTGACTTCAAAAGCAGAAAAACTACCTGATTTTACTAAGAAAAGGTCTTTTTCAACAGACGAGGGTGTTATAGATAAATATGAATCAAAGGTATTATCTCCAACATTAATATGTTGAATTGAACCAGATCCTTGTATTAAAAAGTTTCCTGTACCGTTTATGTCATTAGAATTTAAGTCTAAGTCCCCACCAAGTTGAGGAGTTGTATCCTCGTGTATGTTGGATAGTCCACCACCACCGTAAGACTCTAAGTTTGTCGCACCCCAATAAAGAGTGCCACCTCGACTGTGTAATTTATTACCAGTTTGGGATGTTCCATTTTCAATTTCTAAAAATTCACTTGTGGTGAAAGAACCAGAAAGACGAAAGTCATCTAATCTATTACCAAGAGCATCAAAGATAGTTTTGTCATCTCTACGAACTTGTAGTAAATTCTGAAACCCCTCTGATATCAATACATTGGTTAAATCAAATGACATACTAATCTAACCTCTTTAAAACCTTTGATAAAAAGACATTAAAACCTTCTTGAATGTTTGCTTCCTTATAATAATTATGTAAAACAGGAGTGAAACGAGACTTGTTTTTTACCAACATTTTTTTGGTAATTCCATTTTCTCTTAACATTTTCATCAACTCGGTTTCTGGTGTGATTCTCTCAACAACAATTTGTGGTTTTTGTTCTTCTTTATTTAATACCTCTACAGTAACTTTTTTACTAACTTTTACTTCAAAATCTTCTTCATATGGTTGAAAGTAAGCATCTTCTGCAATAACTTCCAATTCCATTGTTCCTTTTTGCCCTTCTTCGGTCAATCCCTTTAATTTAGGAAAAACAATTTCACCCTTACCACCAGACTTTATCTTACCTTCAATCATAAGATTTTTATCATCGAACTTAAGAATAGCTCTAATTTTTGAATCTTTTATATCAACACCTTCAAGTGCTACATTACATTCAAATAATTCTTTTTTATCTGTATAAAGTTTAAGCATATATTCTCGCAGATGGTTTCTTTAGCACCTCTTGTATTACTAAATCTATGTTTGATAATGATATATTCACATTTTGTGGAATTTGAACATTATCTTTTATTGTTTTGCCTTTTACCTTTAGTATCAACTCAATTACTTTTCTTTTCTTTTCAGGTTCTTTTTTAAACAGTTGGTCATATAGTTCTTTTCTTTTATATCTTCCACCCACATCTTGAATCAAAGATAGTTCATAAGCAATACTAAATTCAGCAAATGTAAATTGAGAAGCCCCAAAGGCTATATTTGCTTGACCAAATGTAGTCGGCATAAACTTATCCTAATTATTCATATATAAATATAAAATTAATTTGTTATCGTTCAATTATATCTACAACCAATCAATCTTTATTTTGATTCAATAATTTTAAACCATGTTTTTCTAATTTTTTATCAGCTGCTTCTTTTCCAATCGTTTCAACCATTGTTTCATACATTAATTGTTTCATTTGTTGCATTTCTGAATATTGTTGCCATATTGCACCATTATGTAGTTTTTGTAAACCAGTCGAATTTACAAGTGGTCTAACACCTTTTTTCTTATCTTCCTCTGAGACTTTACCTAGTAAACCCGCTTCAATCAATGTTTTTTCATTATATTTTACATATTTATCAAATTCACTGTGAATGATTTCTTTTGGTGCTGTCGTGGTTGACATGGCTCTAACCAACATGGCATCATCATAACTATCAAATGCATTTATTTGAGCGGTAGATGCATCTAAATGAATTTGTCCTTCTTTATCAAAAATAAATTCTGTGGTGCCATTAGTTCCAATAGAAAGTATATTACCATTGACATCTATGTTTGCATGACTATTAGATCCATTTTGTTGATGTGCCTCCATTCTAATAACTCCATAACTTGAACCGTTTTTACCAGTATCAGCATTTTCATTAAGACTTCCCTCTAATCTTAAGGCACTATGGCCTGTTACCGCTTCCCTAAATCCTCTGACCATCAGGCCACCAGCCGTTGCACTACATTTTTTAAAAGCACCAAAAGTAGTAGTTGGGACTTTAGCAGTAAAACCATGAGCAACATCGCCGGTGCTTCTAAATTCCATAATGTGGTCATCTTGAGCAAGTTGTTCTACATAAACTGAACTACTTTCTATAGTCATCACAGTATTTAAAGAATCACCTGAATTAACAGCAAATTTTAAATTACCTGCTAAAGTTCCTGAATTTGTAACTTTTGATGTAATTGTGGCAGTTGTGTTTGTTGAACTATATCCATCTATTGCAGCAGTACCTACCATAAATGCATGTCCACTTATTCTACCTTCAACCTCACCAACTCTTGTGGCAATCAAAGCATTTCCATCATCTGCCATTCCAAATGCAGCAGGAATCTCAGTTCCATGAGAATGAACATCAAATGCTGTCACTGGTGAATCAACTCCAATGCCAACTTCACCACTCGTGTTTGCTTGTAAATTAATTTTATCACCATATATTTTTATATTTTCATATGCATTTCTAGCATCATTAAGTGATTGTATTGTTATTACACCAGCACTTGCTCCATCAATTTCAAGGTTACTATTAGTAGCATCAGAAATATGTAACATACTTTGAGGATTTGTGGTGCCGATGCCAAGATTACCATCTGGAGACAATGACATTTTGATAGGAATATCAGCTCCACCAGCATCACCAGAAGCTTTTGTTGCAAAATGTAAAGATCCGTAACTCTCTGAACCTTGTCTATTATGGATAATTGCAGCTCCAATATTTTCGTCATCAGTAGAAAGAGCAAAACCCATACCTACCGCTTCATCATTATCATTAGCAGGATTTAGTATTTTGAACTGAAGGTTTGATACATCAACACTTGTACTTGTGATTGCATTTGCAGTTGTACTAATATGTAATGGGGCAACAGGACTTGTAGTGCCGATGCCGACATTACCTGCTGATTTGATAGACATCACAGCAGGTCTTGCACTGCTATGTCCACCATAGATAATAAAATCATCTGATAAAGCACTAATCAATGGTGGTAGGGTGGAACTTCCATTATCTTTAATTTCAATACCAGAATAAGCATCTGTTGATTCAACTCTAAGTGGTTGATTATCAGCACTACTAATATGAAGTGGTTTATCAGGACTATTTGTTCCGATGCCTACAGTTTGTGAACTAATAATACGACCAAACGAAGCAGTAAAATCATTTGAACCACTTATACCGTAATAAACAGGAGCAAGTCCACCTGGTGCTAAATGATTTACATTTTTTCTATCTATACAACCTATTACTAATTTTTCTTGAAGACTTCCGCCTATACCAGTATTATATTTTAATTTTAATCCTCTGTCAGTTGAATTAAAACTACCAGATGTATTTTGAATAGTTATACTTTCAAATAAAGCTTCTAAATCATCATAAGGATCTTTATGTGCCCATTCCCAAGTTTGACCAGGTGGAGAGAATTGTCCTGCAGTTACGGTAGTTTTAAATTCGTGATTTGAAGAAAGAGTATCATCGGCTCTATATTCCCATATTTCTGTGTTTTTTGCACCTGCAGCAGAGAATATACTTCTGGTCATTTTTCTGTCTGTAGCGGTATTTTTTGTTATATTTTCATAACCCGCAAGAACACCAGAATGTAAAGAAGAAGTAGTTTGACTAGTACCACTTACAGTTTTATTTATTATTTTGTCATTTTCTAATGCAAATCCACCTATGTCACCTGAATCAGCATTTATTTCACCAGTTACAACAACATTACCATCTGGTTTTAAATGAAATCTAGATGAACTTACTTCTATATTACCATTTGAACCACTTACGAATTGTCCACCACCACCTAAGAAAAATTTTGGAGTCTGTATATTAACAGCACTTCCACTAATCGTTGTTGTTCCACTATTTTGTAATGTAAAAGTTCCAGCAGTATCAAATCTTAAAAAGTTTGTAGCGTCACCCACTCTAAATATGGTTCTAGTAGCATTTTGCTGAGTTGCCATAACAATAGGAATCGAAGTACCAGAATCAGCATTGTAATCACTTGAAGCATCACCACCAAGAGAAAGACCAAACGAAGGATTATCATCTATTAGTAAACCATCACCTGTTCCCGTTTCTAACCTAAATTTTTCAGTACCACTGGTTAAACCAGTCAAACTAGTTGTACCAATTACAAATCCACCAATTTCACCAGTATTAGCAGTAATTGTTCCTGTCATATCAACATTACCTTGATTATCCAAGTGGAAGTTAGAAGAACTTATTTCTATATTTCCATTAGAACCACTTACGAATTGACTACTACTACCTAAGAAAAACTTTGGCGTGTTTATATTTACGGCACTTCCACTAATGGTAGCCGTACCGGTTCTTATATCTAAAACACCACTTGCAAATCTTATAAAGTTTGAATTTGCACCACCTTGTTTTATTAACACCTCACCATCGTTGTTTACAAGAAAACCTGTTGATGTATCTCCTATGTCATTTACATTTGAAAATCCAGCAGACGAAACTTCAATAAAACCACCAGAATCTATTTTGATGTTACCAGCACTTAATCTAGCACTTGTGATTGACCAACCAGCTATCGTGTTAGATGCACCTAATGAGACTAACTTTGTATCTGATGAATTATAAATTTCAAAATTTGTACCATCGAATTGTAGTCTTGCTGCCCCCGCATTTCCGACTCTAAAATTATCAGTTCCAGCAGATGATAAAAAGAAACCATTACCACTTGTAAAGTTTGTAGCACTTCTTATGATTGGAGTACCACTATTATTTTCTATAGCAACTGAACCATTTCCAAGCGTTATAGATTTAGCATTAGAATCAATTACTACATCTGTTGATTTTGCAATTGAATTTGTTCCTATTGTCCAACCAGCTGCTGTTAGAGTATTATTAATAAAAGAAAAGTTTGAACCTACGAAAAATGTTGGTGTAGCAGAAGCACTAACATAAAATAAATTATCTTGTGCTGTTGTATGTGTTTGGTTAGCATTAGCTCCAAGAGCAATTGTGGCTTGATTTCCATCTATTCTAGCAACCGTCCCACTCTTTAACTGACCAGGTACTAATTCCCAACCAGCAAGACGAGCTTTGTTTGCCGTAATTAATACAGAAGCACTAGCTTCACTACCCGATACAGTTCCCGTTCCACTAAATACAGCAAATCCATAAGGACTATCTACAGTTCCATCATGTAATGGTAACTTACCTAATACTAATTTAGGTTCTTTATCATTAATACTTCCTGTCCATATTGCTAGGGATTGTGAGATAGAACTAAGTCTTACACTACCAAATGAATTGTCACTCTGTATATTACCAGGTATTAAATCCCATCCAGCAAGTTTTGCCTTATCTCTTGTTATCAAGACATTATATGTTGAATCGTTTGTTATGTCAGCATTACCATCTCCAGCAAAAACAGCAAATCCATATCTGTCATCAGCTGATGAACCACCAACTCGTGGTAATTTACCCATTACAACTTTTGGTCTTGCAGTATTTATTGAACCTGTAAATACAGAAACTTGTTGATTTCCAGCATCAAGTGCAATAGAACCACCAGCATCATTATATTGAAATCTACCAGGTGTTAGTTCCCATCCAACAATCATGTTATCACCAGCACCTAATTCTACTAATCTGTCCCCATCTGCAGTGCCAGTTCCGTCAAATATTTTTAATCCATATTGGGGAGAGCCAGGTAAAGTTGAACCGTCTCCATCGACTTCACCTAAATAAATTCTATCAGTAGTAGAATCTGATTTAATAGTAATTCTTCTTAAATTAGCATCAATCTTTATAATACCAGCAGAACTTGTTATAGCATTTCCAGAAATTCCCCATCCACCGATGTTACCAGTTGTAGCATTTACAGCTCCTTCAAAGTAAGCAGAGCCTGAAGCCCATATTCCAAAACCACTTAATGTTTGAAATCTTGGTGATGTGATACCTGTAAGTTTACCCATTCTCACAACAGCAGAACCACTTGAAGCATTTACATCTATAAACGGACTATGGTTAGAAGAAGCATCAATAGCAACTGTTCCACCACTTATTCTAGCAGCCGTTCCACCAACATTTAAATCATCTAAATCACCACTTACATTATCAACATTATATGTTGTATGTCCGTTAGCAGAAGTTCCATCTCCATTTATTTGAAATCTAACTCCAATTACGGCTTGTGAACCTGAATCAGGCACATCTTTAAAAAGAAGTATATCATCATCATTAAATGTAGCAGATTTACTATCCTCAAATGTAACAGTACCGGCACTATTAGATGAACCTGATATAACACCACTATCAGAAATAAACAAAATACCATTTGTGGCTTTTACAACATCTTTTTGAAAGATATGTGTTCTTAAAGTATTACGAACAAATATATTATCAACTTCTAAGAATGTTCCATCAGAACCATTATCTTCTATTCTAAATCCATCACCAGTTATACCTGATATGAACGTAGCAGTTGATATGTCACCAGTATCTTTTATTGTGAGTAATGAACCAGGACTTGCGGTGCCGATGCCGACATTACCTGATGAATTAACAGTAAGTCTGGTTGCATTATTAGTGTTGTCTTGAATGTTTAAATTGTCACTTGCATCTGCCCATAAACTGTAAACCAGAGAAGAAGATGTGCTTTTTATTGTCAAACCTGGAGTAGCCGATCCACCTATTTCTAATCCAGTAATTCCATCACTACTACCCATTGGACTTGTGGTGCCGATGCCGACATTACCGTTTGTATCAATTATAACATCTTCTGTGGCACCACCTGCTGTAACATTTGTAGCAAATTGTATTGGATGGTTTGAATTGGTCATTATTGCTAAACCAGGTCCAGAAGTAAAAAATCTCGAACCCCCTTGAGCAGCTCCAAATGAACCAGTAACAGAAGTCGTTCTTGATACTATTCTGGCATCAGAGTTTGTTCCTGTTTCGGATATATCAAGCATTGCCTCACCTATAACTCCACCAGGATTTATCGTTCCGATGCCAACTCTTCCATTAGCATCTATTGCTAAAGTTGGATTAGTTGTAGGGTTTCCAAATCTCATCAGCTCATCATCACCCACATATATGTAACCCTTTGCAGTTCCAGCGTGTTGAAAATGAATAGCTGAATTATTACCACCAGTTTTGTTTAATATTAAAAGTGGATCTACTCCAGCTTCGATATCCAAAGGAGCATCAGGACTTGTGTCTCCAATGCCGACATTACCGTCATTATCAATACGCACCTTTTCTGAAAATGTACTAGCATTTGTTCTTGTCCAAAATTGTATCTCACCTTCTTCACTTCCATCAGATACATTCGTTGCTATACCAGATATTCTTGAGTAAGTGGTTGAATTTCCACCACTATCATCACCATTAAAATTTATTGTACCTACCAAATCATCGTTAGCAGTTGATGTAGACTGATGATAAAAATCTAATTGAGCACCACCAACACCAGCATTTG